TATGTAAAACCAAGCAATTTTAAGATTTAAAGAGCTTCCTTTCGTTTAAAGAGTCTAATCGTCGGGGGGCAGGCCATAAGCCCTACGAACTGGATGAGCGTACCAAGAAACTGTATGATGATCCGGAAGTCTGCTTCTAAGCTTATTAATCGCTCGAGGGAATCTCATTTGAAGTATTCAAGTTTGAATACCAAAAATAAAGATAGGCGAATTGTTGAACCCCCACCAAAACGGGCGGAGGAGCAATTCACCTATCTCTTATCAAATTATATCATATGGCGCAATGCTGGGCAACAGTCAGCAAATGCTTTTTCTTATACCCAAAATCTAAGGAGTGGGAAAATGGCGAACTTCAAGCTGATATATCAAATTCTGTCGTTGCTCGATAAGTACCTCGACTACGACGAGCCGGATTGGAGCAAGCTTTCTGCTGAGAACTTCAAGGTGTCGGAAAAGCGGTTTGTCTCCATCATGATTATGCTTTACGAAGCCGGGTATATCGACGGCATAGACATCATCCACCTAGGCGGCAATGAGTGCGATCTGAAGTATATCGACCCATCGATTACGCTGAAGGGCCTGGAATACCTTGAGCAGAATGATTTGATGCACAAGGCCTATCGATTGCTCAAGGGGATCAAAGATGTTACACCAGGCGCGTGAATTCTATATAGCAAACAAGCACCAAGCGAACGCGAGGTGCTTTTCTTATACCCAAATTTCAAGAGAGGAGATTTTCAGATGACAGAAGATAAGCAGAATGGCTTTTCGTTTCAGCTGCAGCGTTTCGCCGATGGCGGGACAGATGGCGGAACGGAAGGGCAGGAGAGCGGCGGCAAGGCGCCCGCAGATGCTTCGGCAGGGCAGGAGGGCGGCAAGTCTGCCGATGAAAGCCCCAAGGCCGATGAGGCGGCTGTGCAGCGCCGGATTGATGAGGCGCTGGCGTCGGCCAAGGTGAAGTGGGAGAAAGACTACAAGAGGAAGGCCGAGGCCGCGAAGAAGGAGGCGGAACGCCTCTCGAAGCTCTCTGACGATGAGCGTGCGAAGGCCGAGCTCGAAAGTTCCCGCAAGGAGCTCGAGGTAAAGGAGCAGGAGCTCAAGAAGAAAGAGCTCAAGCTCGAGATGGTGAAGGTGCTCTCCGACAGGAAGATTCCGGTCGAGTTCATGGACTACCTCATCGCGGAGGACAGCGAGAGCACGATGAGCCGCATCACCACATTTGAGAAAGCATACAAGAAAGCCATCGAGAACGGCGTGAACGAAAAGCTCAAGGGCAAGGCCCCCAAGGCCGGAACACAGAAAGCAGGAGCAGCGTCCGCGTCGGTCAAGAATGGCTTTTTTGATGCCATTTATAAGAATCAGGTCAAGCGTTGAGCAGAAAGGAAGTAAAAGAACATGGCAGATACGACTTACTTGAAAGATAATCTCCAGGGTTTCGTCCCTACCCCTACCGCGTCGGATATTATTTCCGATGTCGTGCGCGGCTCCTCGGTTCTGCGCCTCTCGAAGGTGCAGCCGATGACGAGCGAGACGCAGAAGTTCCCGGTCATGACGGGCGGCCCTGGTGCGTACTGGGTCGGTGAGACCGAGCGGATCCAGACGTCGGTAGCGACGTGGATTTTCCCCGAGCTTGTCGCGAAGAAAATCGGCGTCATCGTTCCATGCTCGAAGGAGAAGCTGGAAGACTCTACGGTCGATGTGTTCAGCGCCATCCGCCCGTACATCGCCGAGGCGTTCTACAAGGCCATCGATGCGGCCTGCCTCTTCGGCACGAACTCGCCGTTTGCCAAGAGCATCTACGGTGTGGCCAAGGATGCCGGCCGGGCAGTTGCCGAGGGAACGAACGACAAGCTCGACCTCGATATCTCTGACGTCATGGCACTCGTTGAAAACGAGGGCATGGACGTCAACGGTTTCGCGGCGGGCTACGACCTAAAGAACAGCCTGCGCAAGCTCCGCGACGGCAACGGCAATCAGCTCTTTGTCGCAGGCGTAGACCAGAACACGCTCTACTCGCAGCCGATTGAGTTCAGCCGTAACGGCGCGTGGGACAAGACGAAGGCGCGTGCCATCGCCGGTGCGTGGAACTATGCCATCGTCGGCGTCCGCGACCAGATCCAGTACGAGACGTTGCGCGAGGCAACGCTCCAGTCCGTCACGATGGGCGACAACAAGCCGCTCTCGCTTGCGGAAAACGACATGATCGCCATCAAGGCGACCATGCGCCTCGGCTTCCTGCCGGTCAAGGAGAATGCGTTCGCCATCCTCACGCCGAAAGCCGCGAGCGCATCCTCTACTGGCAAGTAAGGAGGCGGCAGCATGGATTTCCGTGAATATGTGAAGGGAGACCGGGTCATCCGTGCGACGGAAACGGCTTACCGCGCCATCTACCAGGCGCAGGGGTTCTCCCTTCGGGAAAGCGAGGCGGGGAAGAATGGAAAGACAGGAAGCGGTAAAGCAGGTGAGCGAAAGGGTTCTCCTGCTCGCGGGCGAGCAAAAGCCGAATAGCGACACGCTCACGTTCCACATCGAGAAGTTGGTGGCCGACATCCTCGCCTACTGTCACCGCGACGATTTCCCGGACGCGCTCGTCTACACGGTCGTGGAGCTCGTGCAGAAGCGTCTCGCTGACGCGGCCAGCGCTGCGGCAGGGATGGTCGGGGGCACGCATGGTCCTCTCCAGTCGGTCAAGATGGACGATACGGAGTTCCATTTCGCCGTGTCGAGCGTCGACCCTGCTGCCTGTCTCTCGGAGCTGAGCTTTGATGCCATCAAGCCGAAGCTCAAGCTCTACCGGAGGGTGGTGAGCTGGGCATGACGGAGTTCGAGAGCATCCTGCAATCGGTCATGTATCACGACTGCGCGAGCATCTACCGGCTCGTGCCGGGGAATGCCGCAGACGGCTCGGACGACTACGAGGATGAGGAAACGCTTGTCGCAGAGGATGTGCCCTGCAAGCTCTCGCAGTATGGCAAAGAGCTTCTCGCGAGCAAGACAGAGCGGGCGCTGTCCGTAAAGATTGATTTGCGCCTCTGCTGCGCGCGAGATGTTGACATCCACGAGGGTGACCGTGTTGTCGTGTCGCATCAGGGGCAGACGTTCGAGCTTTTCGCGGGCACGCGGTTCGTGTACCCGACGCATGCCGAGGTTTCTGTCAGGCGGTCGGAGGAGGCGGGAAATGATGGGGATTGAGTTCCAGGGCTTTGACGAGCTGGAAAAGAAGCTCGCCGAGGCAGAAAAGAAGCTGCCGGGCGCACGCGACACATTTCTCCTTCAGGAGGGGGAACTGCTGCGCGGCAAGGCGGCGGAGCTCTCGCCGGTGGATACCGGTCGACTGCGCATGGGGTGGAAGCGCTCTGACGTTCATGATGGCCGTATCGAGGTCTATGATAATGTCAGCTATGCCGCGCATCAAGAGTACGGTCATCGCGTCAAAGTGCATGGCAAGTACACCGGGCGTTTTGTCCCCGGGCGTCATATGCTACGCGATGCACTTAATGAGAAAAAGGAGCGCTTCCAGGAAGACGCGCGCGACATACTGGAGGGGATGTTCTCATGATCCCATCAAGCACCATCCGGAGTGTTCTCGTTGCGCTCTTAAAGAGGCATTTCCCGACGTGCGAAGTTCATTTCAGCACGAATGTCACGGTAAACGCGGATTATTTCTATATCGAGATGCTGGAGAAGCAGACCTTCATCGACAAGGTATACAGAGACCGCGACATCAGTGTTTCAATACATTTTGTACCGATTCCCGACGCTCGCGGCCGTATATGCCGGTCGAAGCTATACGAAGCGGAGGAAAAGCTCGATGAGATATTCCTTTCCGTGGTACAAGTCAGCGACCGTTTCATTACGGTGCAAGACACTTCGTCGCGCATCGTCAGCGAGGTGCTGCATTTTGATTTTCACCTGCAGTTCGCGGACAATATAGAGCTTGCGCCGCTTGACCGCATGGGAGAGCTCAAGGTCAACGGCGTTTCCCTTGATTTATCAGAGGAGGAAGAATAAATGGCAAATGAAGCAGAGAAGTTCGGCTTGCCGCAGGTCGTTATCGACTTCAAGACAAAGTCGGTGTCGGCCATCGCGCGCAGCGCCCGGGGCATCGGCGTCATGATTCTCAACAATGAGACGACGAACACCTCGAATTTCTACAAGATCAACGACGTGACGGACATCCCCGATACAGGGCTCACGGAGCGCAATGTCATGCTCATCAAGAAAGCGCTTCTCGGCACGCCGCTGCGGCTGCTGGTCTACACGCTGCCGAACAAGGACGTCAAGGTGTCCGGCACGGCAAGCGCGGCGCATGACACGGAAAGCAGTGTGCCGTCCGGCACGGCGGAGACGCTGCTCAACCAGGCGGACATTCTCAAGAAACTCGTCACGGTCAAGTGGAACTACATCTGTCATCCGACCGGCACGGCGCAGGATCAGGAAGACCTCGCGACCTGGGTGAAGGAGCAGCGGAGCCTCAAGCGCAAGACGTTCAAGGCGGTTGTCGCGAATTTCGATGCCGACGATAAGGGCGTCATCAACTTCACGACCGGCGGCATCAAGTGCGTCAATCCGGCTTATACGGACGCGCTCAGCGCGGCAGGCGGCGATGCGTCGAAGGTCAACACGGAAACGACACCGGAGTACCTGACCTTCACGGCGACGGAGTACACGGCGCGCATCATGGGCATCCTCGCGGGGCTCGCGCTTGACCGCTCGGCGACGTATTACCAGCTCTCGGAGGTCGAGACCTGCGACACGTATGACGACATTGATGATGCCATCAGCAAAGGACAGCTCGTGCTCATCGACGAGCAGGACGGCGACGGCGTCAAGATCGGCCGTGCGTGCAACTCGCTCCACACGTTCACGACGGACGTCGGCGAGGATTTCCGCTACATCAAGATCGTCGAGGCCGTCGACATGATCACGGACGACATCCGCGACACGTTCAAGCATTCCTACGTCGGCAAGGTCATCAACGACTACGACCACAAGATGCTCCTCATCTCGGCCATCCTCGTCTATTTCCGCGGGCTCGAGGGCAACGTGCTCGATGCTTCGGAATCGGCGGTCAACACGGTCGACATCGACGAGGACGCGCAGAAGGATTACATCACGCTCCACGGCCTCGATAAGCCGGAAAATCTCTCCGTGCAGCAGATTCGCGAGTACAATACCGGCACGCATGTCTATCTCACGGGCCGTGTGACGCCGGTCAACGCGATGGAAGACCTCAAGGTCACGTTCCTCATGTAAGAAAGGATGAAGCACAATGGCAAGAGATGCAGAAGACATCAAATACCGCGGCCGTCGCCGCTGGACGGGCAACCATGGCCGCGTCTGGTTCGACGGCGCGCTGATTTTTGAGATTGTGAAGTTCGAGGCGAAGGTCACAGCGGACCGTGAGGACGTCATCATCGGCGAATCGAAGGACAGCAAGATCACCTCGCTCTCTGGCGAGGGCACTATTACGGTCAAGCCGGTCTGGAACCGTTCGTGCAAGCGTTTCCTCGAGGAGTGGAACGCGGGGCACGATCCACGCACGATGGTCGTCGCGACGCTCGAGGATCCGGATATGATTGACGCACAGCGTGAGAGCATCGTCATCGACAATGTGTGGATCAAGGAAATCGGGCTCATGCAGTTCGAGAAGGGCAAAGTCGTCGAGAAGGAGTTCCCGTTCGGCTTCACGCCGCAGGACGCAAGGTTCACAGAGAGCGTCGCACAGTAATTCCCATATACCGCCGAATATGCTATAATAAGCGCGAGGGGGCGGTAGTATGAAAAGCATGGCAAGAAAGTTGCGCTATGGAGTGCGGGCATTGTTTGCACCAACCCAGACTCGTAAACGTCGAGTAAGAGACTTGCTTGCGGTTTCAGACCAAGAAGCATTGGCGTCTGACTGGGCTGCCGTCGGCAATGATATTCGATATGCGATGAGGGCTTTCGGTAATGCAGCAGGAAAATAAGACTAAAAGTAAATAGGTGTGAAGCACTTGCGAAAAGTCGTAAGTGCTTTTTTCATGCTCATTTTTGAGGAGGAGATAACATGGCAGCAGTCAGTATTGAAGAACTTATCAACGAGAAAGAAGCCATCGAGGCGCGCAAGAAGCGTCAGTACGACGTCGAGACGAGCGCGGGCACGATCACGATGAAGCCGCCGTCGAAGTCATTTGTCGCGGAGGCAATGGGGCTCTCTGAGGGCTCGGACGAGTATCTCGTCTATCATTGCACGGTCTCTCCTGATCTCTCGGACAAGAAGCTGCAGGACGCCTACGGCTGTGTCGAGCCGACGGATATTGTCGATCGTCTGCTCGATCCGGGCGAGATTTCTGCGGTCGCGAAGAAAATCATGCAGTGCGCAGGCTACGGCAAGGATGTCCGTGCGGAGCTTCATGAAGAAGTAAAAAACTAATCAAGGAGGATTGGAGGGCGCAGACCTGTGCCTTCCTCCTCACACGAGGGCTGCCCCTTGACTATTTCTTCTCCCTTTCGGAGACGGAAAAGATTTTCGCCCATGCGGCGATCAGTGTCTATCAGGAGGAAGAGATGGAACGGCTCAAGGCGCAGTTGAGTATTCTGGCAGCAGGAAAGGGGATGAAGATTCGTGGCCAATCGTGATTACGTGCTCTCCGCAACGCTCGAGCTCAAGGACAAACTGACCGGCAAGCTCAATGATGCCAGGAAAGGCCTCGAAGGCGTGAAAGGCTCCGCTGCTGCTGCGTCCGGTGCTCTTGACGGGGTGGGAACGTCGGCGGTCAAGGCGGCCGCTGACACGGGAAGGCTCAAGAGCGCGCTCTCGGGCGTCAAAGGAACTTATCTGGCAACGGTCGGCGTCAAGGATGAGGCGAGCCCCACTATTCGTAAAGTGAATAGAGAAATAAGAGACATCTCTATCCACGGAAACAATATAACACTTACCGTGACTGCCGAGGATAAAGTCTCTCCTGCTCTTAGCAAAGCCAAGAGTGGTCTGCAGAGTGTCAAAGGGAACTACTCTACGACGCTCTCAGTCAAGGATATGGCGTCCGGCAAACTCAACGCCATCAAGAGTAGCGTCAGGGAGCTTGCAGGACGCGCGTCTGCTTTCACGGTGCGGGCGCGCGATGAGGCGTCTAGTAAGCTCACGCGCATCAAAGAAGAGCTCGCGGGGCTGACTGGCAAGACCTACACTGCGATGGTGAACGTCAAGCAGAACGGCGGTCTCAGCAAACTGAAGGAGGGCATGTCTGGCTTTGCGGGTGGCATGCTCATGAATACCTCCATGCAGATGGCAGGTGCCGCAGGTATCGGCTACGGCGTTTACGATACAATCAAGACCTATATGGACTTTGAAGCGCAGATGAAAAAGGTACAGGCTATCTCCGGCGCATCCGGCGCGGAATTTGACGCGCTCACGGAAAAAGCGAAGGAGATGGGCGCGGCAACACAGTTCTCGGCGACAGAAGCAGGCCAAGCACTGCAGTACATGGCCATGGCCGGTTGGAAGACAGATCAGATGTTATCCGGTATTCCTGGCATCATGGATCTCGCGGCGGCGAGTGGTGAAGATCTCGGGCGCGTCTCGGATATCGTGACGAATGCGCTCACGGCCTTCGGGCTCAAGGCAGAGGATTCCGGGCACTTTGCTGACGTTCTGGCGCAGGCGTCGTCCAATTCCAACACAAATGTTTCCATGATGGGTGAAACATTCAAATATGTAGCACCGCTTGCGGGTGCGCTCAAGTACTCTGTCGAGGACACGGCGCTCGCTATCGGTCTCATGGCTAATGCCGGTGTCCAGGGCGAGCAAGCGGGCACATCGCTCCGTGCGATAATGACACGCCTCGTTGACCCACCAGCGGATGCGGCCAAGGCGCTTGCGCAACTCGGTGTCACTGTCAAGAATTCTGACGGCACGGTGAAGCCGTTCCGGCAGACCATGAAGGAGCTACGCTCTGCGTTCTCCGACCTTACAGATTCGCAGAGAGCGCAGATGGTATCGAGCATCGCGGGGCAGGAGGCTATGAGTGGTTTCTTTGCTCTCCTCAATACCTCAGACAGTGACTTCGACAAACTCACGGGTGCGATTGACAGCTCGAGCGGGGCGGCGCATCGTCAGGCTGAGATTATGAACGACAACCTCAAAGGCGATATGAAATCCCTATCGTCTGTGTGGGAATCCTTGCAGCTTGAATTTATGCAGGGCCCCGCGAGCAAAGGGCTTCGGTCGTTCGTGCAGGGCGTGCGGGATGATATCGCGAAGTTCAAGAGCTACATTTCTGACGGCTTCGATATCAGTGATGTCGGCAGACTGGCGGCTGATGTTCTGACTCAGCTCAAGAATAAGTTCATCGAGTTTGACAGCGTCGGGTCTATTCTTGCCGGTGGCGCTCTAGCCGCAGGGCTCTACAAGATTGTCGGCCTCACGCGGAAAGCCGTGGATGCCGTCAAGGGACTTGCGGGCATGCGTAAAGGTGGCGGCCCCATTGACCTGCCTGGCCCATCGTCTACCAAGGAAATGGTGGTCAATGCCGCAACTGTCATCGTAAACGGCAAAAGCCTCACCGGTGATGGTGCCAGCCCCGGTAAAAACTCCGGCGGCGTTATCTTTGGCCCTGACGGCAGACCTATCCAGAGCGGTGGCCGCACACAAGCGCCTGCGCCGCCGAGGAGAGACAAAGTTCTCCGTGCCAATGCCAAGGCTTTGGGCGGCGCGGGAGCGCTTGCGGCCATTTTCGGTGCGATGGACGTCTACAGCGCAAAAAGCCAAAACTCCGCGCTCCTAGAGGAAGCTGCGTGGGGCGTCAAGCAGGCGACTGAAAACATCGAAGAACTCACCAAGAATGGCGGTTCGCAGGAGCAATGGCAGTTGGCGCTTGATGAGTACACGAAGGCGAATGATTACCGGGCGCAGGTGGAGCACGACAACCGCATGCGCGAGGGGGATGCCATCGGCGGCGCACTCGGCTCTACGGTCGGTACAGTGCTCGGCGGTGCCATCGGCAGTTTCGCGGGTCCTGCAGGGACGGTCATCGGCATGACTGCCGGCGGCATCCTCGGCGAGATCGCAGGCAAGCGCATCGGTTCCTGGCTTTCTGACTACAACATCCAGAACACCGTGAGCTTCGAGAAAATCGCGCAGTGGCTCAATCCGAAGGAAAAGGATCCAATCGGCTTTGACTTGAACGGCAAGACGGTTCCCGTAGACATTGTCGGCGATTCCATCGGCATCAAGGATACGACAAAGGACACGAGCGGGGACTGTCTCACGAAAGCATTTTCGTGCGGATAGCCCCGTTTTCTTTGACCTCAATCACGGTCATCTGACACTGGT